CCACCCCTACTGCGTTCTAGTTTATGCGACTGAAGTTGTTACTGCGTTCTTTACGACCCACTTGATAGGGGAGTATCCGACAGTACCGGCATCAGTCAAGTTGCCTTGCGCATTGAAGTCCACGAGAACTTCGACAAAATCCTTCGAGCGTTCAATAACGGCGAGTGTGTATGCGCCTTTAGTCATTGTTGCCTGAACGGAAGTCTGTGATGCACCTGTTCCAGTAGTCCAGTTGAAGACGAGAGCAGGTTGGGTGTTAGTGAGGTAGTTAGTAAGTTGTGTGTCATTTTCCATAAGGAAAGTGGCCTTACCGGTTACTTCGAGCGCACCGAGGAATACCTGATACGGAGTCTGCACATTTGAGATTCCGTAGATAGGAGTTACTGGTCGCTTGAGATCAATGTTGCCCATTGTTGAGTTGGAGATGGTAGTACCAGCAACGCTTACTGTTCCAGTCCATACAACGGAAGGGAGAACGGTCGAGAACGATGGGGTTGGAGTGGTAGTCGTTGCTGAAACCCATCCGGTTGACTTAGCATCGTACTCAAGGAGTCCATCGGCGTTCCACTTAAGCGAGAAGTCGTGGAACTGATGGCCAGCCCAAGCACGAACATTCGCACCGTAATAGTCAAGGATTGTGTACGCAGATGGCTGAGCATCTGAAGCCGTAGCGGTTGTGTTCTTAAGCGACAAAGTGTGAATATAAGGAGCAGATCCGGAAACGACATCTTCACCGAGTACGCCAGCGAGAGGGTAAAGGATTGTATCTGCGAATACTGCACCACCGAAGTCGAAGGTTGAGTGAACGCGACCCTGCAAGTAGTTGTAATTCTTTACGAGAGATCCACGGAGACCTTCATCGTAGAGAGGTGTATAAATATCTTGAGGCTTGATGGTGTTCGCAATTACAGGGATGTAAGCGGTTGGAGTCGTTACCGCAGTTCCCTTAGTAGTTTCCTTAGCGATTCCAATATACGAACGATGGGTATTTTGAACTGCCATTACTTCACTCTCCTACGGTTGTGTCAGGCGCGGCTGACGGTGCTGGTGTTGTTTTCTTTACTGATGAAGCGAGAGTGACATTGGCTGAGATAACCTCATCCTTTGACTCAAAAGTGTCGCCGGGTTTAACGGTCAGTCCGAGAGTTGGGAACTCCTGAACATCGTCACCGTTGTATTGATAGGTGGCCATCGTTCTCCTTATGCCTGAATCATTTGGGTAACATCGAATCGAATCTCTGCAAAGGTTTCTGTCGCTCCGGACTCCGAAGTTGTCGGCTCTCCATAGATACAGTCGATCACAGGTTCCGCGCCTTGCCACACATTTACTTGCGATGTATCACCGAAGTTATGACTGGCTCGAAGCGTATTCTTGATGTTGTCGATAAGTGTATCAAAATCCGTCATTGCATCTTCGGCGTTATTCAGAACGGAGTGGTGAAAAACCTGCAAGATCACTTGGAAATCAACACGCTTCCAACCACCGGTTGCGCCTCCTACTGCCAAACGAGTTTCGCGTTCGCTTTGGATAAAGATTACGACTGCGGCACGACTCATCTGACCCGGTTGAGCATTTACCTGATAGTTGATGCGCTTCGGGAACGAAGTAAAGATCTGATTGAGCGTAGCAATATTCGCACCCGTAAGGTAGGTGTAAAGGGTGGAGCGAAGTTGCGTTCTGCCGACTGCCATTTAGCGCATCCGTCGGAAGGGAGCAAGTAACTGCTTGGCCAATTCAAGATCAGATCCGAATACGGAACTAGCGGCTGGACCAGCGGTTGCTCGCGTTGTGATTGCCATAGTCAAGGAGTTATCTCCACGAACCTTGAGGAAATCAGTAGTCGCCAAGATCGCCGCCTCTTTGACTGCCTGTGGCATATTGCCAACGGCTACACCCGAAGCGTGTGCGTACTTAAGCGGGCTAGTAATAGCCACTGTGCTTGATCCATAAGTATATGAAGGCGAAACGACTACCTGCTCGGTGTATTGGCCGTCATAGATAGTCACAACTGTGCCAGCGGTTAGTCCGATTGGATCGATCATAGTAAAGGAGGATTGACCAGCGGTCGCGGATGAGATCAAGCCATTACAGTATCCGGCGCAATAGTTGTAAGAGGCATAGATACGAGATCGAACTGTTGGGGGGAAGCCGAAAGATAATGGACCCTGAGATGAGTAGCCGATTCCGACCTGACTCATTGGGTAGATGATCTGCGACTTCTCGAACCAGCAAGATTGCAACGCGCCATCGGTAACGGCAGTCATAGCCGTAGGAGTAGCCCCATAAGAAAGGGAGTTCAGCGCCACGACATTGTTGTAGTCAGGCGAAATGACCATAAACCCCTCTTGGGTAATACGGGTACGGGACTGCTCTTGGAAGTTTTGAGCAATAAGAGGCTGGTTTACATAAATATCGATCCACGAAGATGCCCGCTGAATTACTGAAGCAAGTTCAGCATCCTGTTGCGCAGAGGTTCCGCCAACCACGAGGTTGTTGTAGTCAATCGCAGTCGGGGCGTTCTTATACTCAGCAATAGTGAGATAAGAGCCTGACTGAAACTGGGTGATCGGCGAAACCGCTGAGGTCATTTTTTAATCTCCGTCTGTTTTAGGTGCTGACGATTCGTGTCCACACTTAGAACACAATTTGAACCACGATCCGAAGCCACAGTTATCGCAATTATACCCGCGATCTCCGTCGCCAGTTGTATGTAACGCTAAGTTGCCTTCGGTAAAACCTTCTGCCTTCAATGCCTGAATATCTTTAGGATTTTCTACTCGATACATCCCATCTTTACCAGCCTTTAGGATCTTACTTCCTGACTGGCGGGTGATCTCAACTTCTCGAGCGAATCCGTCTCTTGGTACTAATCGTCCCATTTGTCTGCCTTTCTTGTAAAACAGGGAGAGAGCCGTAAGACCCTCTCCCTGCCGTTATGCCGGTATTACTATGCTGCGACAATACCTGAAACGATACCGTTCCAAGCAGGTGCGGAACAGAAGAATGTGCCGCGGAAGTATGTGCTGAACTCGTATGCGAACTGAGTGACTGGCCACTGAATTCCCATGTAATCCTGCACGAGGTAGTTAGCCCAGATATCGCTGACTTCGGTGTCCGGGATAGGAAGGGTATATGACATAACAGGAGAAACGCCCTGTGGAAGCCATGGGTGAACTGTGATTCCGAGTGACTTTCCGGTTGTTTCATTAACGATTCCGTTAACGACTGAACCGAAGGTAACGCCAGTTGTCTCATCCTGAGAAATGTTGAGACGGTAGTTAGCGTTCGCTGAACCCTTGATTGCATCAGAGAGTTGCTTACGATCTGAACCGTTCATCAAGATCTCGTCTGGATCAGCCTTTACGCTTGCGTAGAGGTTAGCGAAGACAGTCTGGAACTCAGTACCAGCATTTGTGTTCGAGAAGGTTGAGTTGATGTTGTTGTTATATCCGGTGTTTGAACCGAGAAGGGTTGTAAGAATACCATCGTAACCTGTTGCGTATGCAGAGGTATCAGATGATGCGCGTGAAGCAAGGATTGAAGATGCAGTTGAGTAAACGAGAGTATCGCCTACTGTTGCTGATCCTGCGCCTACGACATAACCTGTGAGGCTCTTGAAAGTACCCTGATACTTAGCGTTAGCAACGCCAGTTGTTGTACCGATATAGACATTGTAACCAAGTGCTCCAACGACCGGTGTGTTCACAACGATCTTGAGAACCTGAGATGAAGTTGCCTGTGTAGCAACTGATGAAACTACTGACTCACCAAAACCTGTTGATGAGATACCAGCGTCTGCAGTTACATAGACATAGTAAGTTGCGTTAGCGAGTGCTACCTGACCGGTACCTGCTGAAGGAGCAGTAACGGTGATTGTAGGAGCAGAAAGTGCGCCAGCATAACCTGTTGCAGTTCCACGACCCATAAGCATCATGCGTTCTTCCATCAACATTGTTGCATAAAGTGTTGATGTTGAAGACAACTGACGAAGATCCTGATATCCAAGACCTGAGAAGTTAGCGTCGAATGAAACGCTATCAGATAGTGAGTAAGAGTTGTAAGGAAGGATGATGTCGTCAGCAGTGTACGAAATCTTTGAACCGCGCTCAAAGTTAATTGAACCGAATGCAGTTGTAGTTGATTCTGTAATTCCTGGCCAGATCTGTCCTTGTCCACCAGTTCCTGTACCTGTGTAACCTGTGATGCGCTTGATACGGTGTGAAGTACCTACGCCCTTCTTACGAGGGATACGGTTACGAAGTGGTGTTGGGCGAGGTGTAAGCAACTTTGCAGGTGCTTCGAGATCGAAGGCTGCGAAAGATGTGCTGAGTGGTGATGTAAGCGAAATGTCCTTCTGAACATCCTGCAAGGCAAGACGCTGAGATGCAATCGCGTTGTTCAATCCAGCAAGTGCAT